CCCATGTCATGACTATTTTGGAAACATGGACGGTCCCCCAAACGGGAGGGACTCACCCAGAAATCCTCGAGGAGTATTGATCATCGAGGGGGTACTGCGTTTTTGGCTGCGCGCAGAAATGTCATGGCTAATGGAAACATATAACATATATATAACATATGTTCTCCCATGTCATGACTATTTTGGAAACATGGACGGTCCCCACGAAGGGGTCTAGACCCCTTGAATTAAATTAATTAATTCAAGGGGTCTGAAGGGGTCGGGTGCGTTTTTTTCTGCGCGCAGAAATGTCATGGCTAATGGAAACATATAACATATATAAAACATATGTTCTCCCATGTCATGACTATTTTGGAAACATGGACCGAACGGGAGGGACTCGTCCGGGGAGCAAAAATAATTTAAAGAGCTCATAGCATATGCGGTGGTGGTGGCTTGCCATCCTCGCACTCGTGTTCCTCGTCACCTACGACCCGAGCACGCAAAATCTCACGAAATATTTTACGGATCTACCACTAGATGGAGTCCCCTCCAGTCGTGCGGACAGTCGAGCGCCACAAGGCAATCTCGATTCCTGTGTCGTGGATAAATAACATTCCCCACTTCTTGGTGGTCCACGACCGCCGGTATAAAGAGTGGACATTCGTGACAGGCGGGTGTCGCCGCCGCGAGATATGGAACCCGCTACGGTGTGCCGTTCGGGAGCTCGAGGAGGAGACGCGCGGCACGATGAATTTAAAGAAGGGAACCTACTCCTACTTTAAATTCTCAACCAAGAACCCAGAGGAAAAGGCGGACGAGGGCCTCGAGGTCTTGAGCATATATCACGTCTACCTGTTTGACGTGCCGATGACCCACATAGAGCACCGGCACATCGTGAAGCGGTTCACGGAGGAGAAGGAGAAGATGGACACGCGCCAGGTGGCGTTCCGCAAAAACTACGACGAGTGCGACTTTTGCGAGTTTGACACGCTCGAGGGCATCACGGCACGTACCAACCTGTGGCCGATGATTCGCACGCACGTCATCCGAAACCCAGAGTTCCACTCGGCGTTGCGATGCCCCCCCAAGCCGTTCTACCTGGCGCGTTGACCCGGCACAGGAAAGATGTCGCGCCATCTCAAATGACACGCTCGAAGCGCGACCTCGCAAAGGTCCTCGCGGACAAGATCGGTCACGGTATCGTGCCGGAGGACTTTATGGGGTTCTCCGTGATGAAGCTCCACTACGAGATTCAGAGGCTCGAGGAGGAGGAGGAGGAGGAACTCGCGCGAGTGCCAGAGCCAGAGCCAGAGCCAGAGCCAGAGCCAGAGCCCAAGCCCCCGCGACTGCCGAAGAGCCTATGGGCACGCATCACGCACGACGACTCCGACTCGGATTCCGAGGATAAAACATAGGCACCTTACAGACACAAGGGAATGCAGAGATGGGTCATCCCAAAGGGGCCCGGGACACACGTCCTCATGGATGGTGGCATCTTAAATGTCCCCCTTGAGGATGTGACGCAGTTTCACCAAGCCTACATGGCGCGCCTCCGAGAGGGCCACAAGTTGTTTGTCGTCGAGCAAAAGACGGACACCTTCAAGTTCTTTGTCGACTTGGACTACCAAGGCGCCACCGCGCTCACGCCTGACGAGGTGCTCGACATCTGCCACGTGCTCGACGAGGTGGTTGCGACCGGCAGGTGCTGCATCGCACGCGCCCCCCCGCGTCGCCTCGACGACGGTCAGATCAAGTCGGGTGTCCATGTCTATTGGCCGGACCTGCACGTCACGCGCAACACCGCGCTCGCGCTTCGCACGCGCCTCCTCGTGCGCCTCGCGGCCGACCACGACCGAGATTGGTCGAAGATCATCGACGCGAGCGTCTACGCCGGGAGCGGCCTTCGCATGATTTGGTCGCACAAAAGGCCGTGCGGGGACCCGTACGTGCCCTGGCGCATCTTGGACGGCCCCGACTTTGGCGCAGACCCTACCGTAGAGGTTCTCGCCCTCTTCTCCGTGCGTGTCGCCGGCAGTACAGGCGAGGCGCCCGCCCCCTCGACCCTAGGCGAGACGCCGCTCCTCGAAGCCTTCATCCGCCAAAACGTCGAGGGTCAGCATGCGTGCCGGGTGAAGCAAGCGACGCGGCGCGAGGACGGCAGCTGGTACGTCGAGGGCGACTCGCACTACTGTGAACACATCAAAACCAGCCACCGGTCGAATCACACGTGGTTCAGCGTGCACAAGGCGTGCCTGACGCAACGGTGCCACGACGAAGAGTGCAAAGAGTTTGTCGGGCAGGAACATATTCTACCACCCACAGTAGTAGAGCAACTCGCTCAGAATGTTGCTGATTTGGATAACGCTCCTTCTTTTACTATTTTGGATAGCCTACCCGATGGTCTTCGTTGCGCCTTCGGCGCCATCGGTCCGGCGCCTTCGACACTACGAAGACCAGGTGCACCCGTACTCGGGCCTCGACCCCGCGACGTGGTCAGCCTTTGTGACGAACCTGCGAAGGTGCGACGCGACAATCGAAAGCGACCCCGCCGAAAGCGCAGCGTCGCTATACCGCGCGGTCGATAACATATACGACTTGGGCTTGTTCGTCGAACGCGCGGATGACTCGGAGCACATAGAGACGCTCGGCGCCATTGCGCAGCAGCTGGCGATGGAGGGTGAAACTGCAATTAGCAGAGAAGCATCTCTGAATGGCATTTCATTCGCTCCAAAGCACTTAAACGGAACAGTGCCTGATGAAACAGATGTCGACCCCGACTTCCGGCGCTCCCGCGCTCGCGACTTTCGCAACTACGAAAACACGCTCGGGACGGGTGACACGGGCGCCTCTGCGATATGAGCCCACCGAAAAGGTGGAGGATGACTACGCCACTGACGAGTACGACGACTCTGATTCTTCATCGGTCGGCACTGGCGTCTCGTACGATTCGGAGGACCTCGATGATTCTGAATCCGACGCGGATGAGGACGGGAACCTCGACGGCTTTGTCGTCGATGACTCAGATAAAAGCGACGAGAGTGAAGATGACACGAGCGACGATGGACAACCTCCCATTCCTGTCCCAGCAGCAGCAGCAGCAGCCGGGGCTCGACGAGGCAGAGGAGCACCCGCACCAACAGCAACAGTGGCCAAGCCGGCCAAAGTCTGAAACCACCCTCGACTATCTAAAATCCAACCCGATGGCGATTCTGCTCATCGGCGTCATCGTCGGCGCGCTGCTCATGAACATGCGCCCGGTGGTGATTAAATCTGTCTGAGCTCGGGCGCCTTGGAAGGCACGACGCGCACCTCCCGCTCGAGCCCGGCAAAGTCTCCGTGAGATCCGCTCGGAAACGGGTCCACCTGTAAAAACTCGGACCAAGGATTTGCCCTTGGTCCCGGATTTGTAATGTCGTGCAGAATCTCCGCCTCGGCAGTCTCGAAAAATTCGAGTCTTGTACGCACCACCGAGAGGAGCACCAAGAATAAAACCATACAAACACCAACCACTCGTGCACCCTTCGCCATACTCGAGACCCCCATTTTATTCGGCGACAGTCTCGAGCTCGGTGACCGCACGCATCTTAATCTCGGCCGCCACCTTGTCGTCAGCCATCTTCACAAGCTCCTCGATCGGACGGTCCGGGAACTCAACCTGCAGCTCGGCGAGCACATCCGCCGGGTGGCTGATAGGTGCGACATCCGGCTTGTTGTAGAACTTAGAGTTTTCGTCGGATGGGTCAATAAACGGCGTCTCCGACCCCTCGACAGGCTTGGCCATCATATCGCGCTTGCGCTTCTCGAACATCGAGGACGCGGCAGCCTGGTTCTTTCGGTAGCCCGCCATAATCTCCTCGAGCTTCTCGTTCTGGTAGTGCGTGTCCTCAATCTCGTCGCGGCGCGGCGGGATCAGCAGCCACTTGTACATATCGACGACGTAGATATCGACCAGCGCATCCTCCTTCTGGAGGCGCTTCGCGTGGTTCGCCGCCTCGTCGCGCGTCGAGAAGCACCCCCGGATCTTCATCCCGAGCTGCTCATTCCTCTGCGGCAGGTCCGGCCCGACGAATGAAATGCACGCAAACACCTGGCCGGGCACGGTCGTGTAGTCTTGCTCGAGAGAACCCATATAGAGTGAACGCGCGCCACTCTTTTAAGCCAGTGATGGACATTCGGAAGTTGCACAACTCGGCAAAGAAGATGCTGATCGACCGCCACGTGCGCCGCGGCGACACCGTGCTCGACTGCGGGTGTGGCCGGGGCGGAGACTGGCACAAGTGGAAGCACGTCGGCGCGGTGGTCACGGGCGTGGACCCGGATGCCACCTCGCTGCTGGAGGCGTCGAGCCGCGCCATGTCCATCGGCCTCGACGTGCTCGTGACGGTCGGCGACGTGCGCAACGTGATCAACGGGCCGTTTGACGTCGTCTGCTACAACTTTGCGCTGCACTACATATTCGAGTCGCACGCGCTCACGCTCGCGAGCGCCGAGGCCATCGCGCGCGCCGTCAAGCCGGGCGGCAAGCTCATAGGCATCGCGCCCGAGGCGGCCAGAATCATCGCGTACATGGGCCCCGAGACGAGCTTCCGAGAGGACGCCCTCTGCAACACGGCCGAGATGATTGACCACACGACGCTCGCGGTGCGCGTCGCCGACGGCCCCTTTTACGCCGACGGCCCCAAGACGGAGCCCATCATGTACAAGCAGAGCCTCGTGGATGTGCTCGCGCCGTTCTTCGAGCTCCGCGAGTGGGAGCCGATGCTGCCTGCGCCGACGGGCCACATATCGGACATTTACGCGCGCTTTATTTTCGTTCGCTTGTAGTAATATGGACCTCCTAGGGACTGCATGCCTGTTCGCAGCCGTATTGTACCTACGCAAAGAGCCTGAGCTTTTGACCCTGTTGAAGCAGAGGTACCAAAAGTTGAGGGAGAATCTGGGGGATGACCCGCGCTGGCAAAAGCTCAAGGCGGGCCAGGCCATCATAACAGGTATATCGCAGCCGAAGAAGGGTGCCATCGGCTACAACGTGAACAAGGGGTATGAAATCTACGTGTGCCTCGCGGGCGACGACATCAACTCCGCCATGCACGTCCTCATTCACGAGCTTGCGCACTCGACCGTGTCCGAGTATGACCACTCGTCCACATTTTGGGTGAACTTCAAGGACCTCAAGGCGCTCGCAGTCACCCACGGACTGTACCAAGAGGTTGGTGCGCACACATACTGCGGCGAGACGCTCGCGGACTAGCGATCGCGCAGGAAGCGCTGAGCCGCGAAGAACAGCGCCGCCGCGATGAGCGCGGTGACTGCGAGCCCGCCGGACGTGAGCTCGCCCGAGCCGCCCACCAGGCTTGGCGCCATGGAGCCGATGCGATCCTGGACCATCTTGGAAAAGGCGATGACCGCCACGGCGCCCGCGATGGCCGCCTGAAACTGCTCGTCCGAGAGGCCGAACGGGTTTGCGGATGCTGCGGCGGTGCGCTTCTTCTCGGTGCTGCGCGGCGCGGACATCATCTCATCCTGGAGCATCATGTTGGGCCCTGGCATCACCTCATCGATCGGAGTCGAAAAGTCTGCCATTTGAGATGTGTCAACGTTTTTTTCGGGGCGCAAAAGCCCCGTTGGCACCTTGGGAGCGTCGCTGTCAATCTCTTGGGTGAGCGTCGAGACGTTCGGGTCGTAAGTCTCCATTACGTTCAGGGGCGTTTTTTAACGGTGATTGTCGGCGCGCCTCGCGAGCGCACGATGGACTGCGCCGTCTGCGACCCCGTGCCCGTCACGTGCGTCGGGTTGTACATGCGCTGGTGCATCTGCCAGAACATGGGCGCGCCCACCTTGAACCCGCGGCGGATGGGCGCCTTGTACCAGAAGACGCAGTCCGTAATCTTGTTCGACTTGCTCGTGTTGTCGAGGACGAGGCACTCGTAGTTTTCGGTGCACGCGTCCATCACCTGCGAGAACATGTCGAAGCTCGGAAACACGCCAAAGAAGCACTTGTAGAGGTTTTCGCGGTTCTGACGCACGTTGTCGCGCAGGACAAAGACGTAGTCGGTGTTGGCGCGGATCATGGGGGTCATGTCCATCACGTACTGGGTCGTCATCATGAAGAAGATCTTCCAGTGTCGCCCGTTCATGAAGCACTGGCGGATGCACGTGTCGCGCATGAACGACTTGTCATACATGCAATCGTCCAAGAGCATGAACGCCGGCGCGCCGCGGCCGGTGCTGACGAGGCGCTTCTGGCGTTCCAGAACCTTCTCGATCGCATCCCGGTTATAGTCGCCGTGGATGAACAGGTCCGGGACAAACTGCCGGAAGTGGTGGTTCCCCTCCTCGGTCGCGGACATGACGATTCCCGCAGCGATGTGCTTCTTGTGCCAGAGAATGTCCGTGACGAGCGTGGACTTGCCCGTGCCGCGCTTCCCGATGAAGACGCACACCTTGTCATCCCCCATTTTCGTTGGATCGAAGCGCTTAAGCTGTAGACTCATCCCCTGCTTGGGTGGCTGAAATTTGATAGTGCCGGAAGACGCACGAAACAATTTCAACGCCACCAATAGGATGTCGGCTGGAAATATCCAGCTGGCCGCAGTGGGTCAGCAGGACGCTCACCTCACCGGTGAGCCGACCGTGACGTACTTTGCCGGCGTCTACAAGCGACACACGCCATTTGTGCTCCAAGCGTACGAAGTGCCCTTCATGGGGACGTCTGTGTTGTTCAACTCGAC